TAACCCCACCGAGTGGAGATACCATCAGGGGGCTAGTGTCAAGGAAGAAAGGGTTATCATCAAGAAGATATCTTTCATGGACCGAGATTCCATTACGCTTGAACTGGAGCCGAAGGAGGCTGAACCAGTAAAAAAGCAGGAGTCTCTGCCTGAGAAGAAAGAAGCAACAAAGAAAACCATTGTGCATGCTGCTCCGAAGGGTAGAGAAGAAGTAAAGTTAGGCAGTTTGCAAGAGCTCGAATCTGCGATTGAGAAGAAAGATTTTGTTGATGAAGACACAACTGACTCTCATGCAGTAGATGCAAAGTTCTATGCGTATTTTGGTTCTTATACTTATGATGATCTGGAATTGTTATGCGACAAACTGCATGACATGCCTCAGTTAGATTACAAGAAGAAGAAGCCGCCTAGTTGGAGCAGAAGCTCAATGGTGCATAGCCAGGAGTGGAGTGCTTTTAAAGATTCACAGAAGACAGTAAGAGAAGTAAGGGAGTTGAATCTTCGGATCAAACAGGATCCATCAAGAGAAGGAAGACCCTGCACTTTTCAAACCGTACTAAGAAGACTGATGCAAGCTTTGATCTGGTATGGAACGCCACAAGAGAAGCAGTGGTTGACCAGGGCCAAGCAGAATTTCAAGGAGAGTGAAGTCAAATGAGAGAATTACCTAGCCTAGTTGAACTTCTCGAAGAGTTCTCAAAGAAGTACAGCATCGATGCCATGGGCATGTCGCTTGATAGGGTCAAGGCAAAAATTAGCGGAGAAGATTTCATTCGACTTGATGAACTGGTTAATCCGGTGAACCCCAATCTTTACAGGGTCACCGTGTACATTGAGATCGAAGCTAACAACGATGAGCATGCCATGGATAAGGTGACGGACATTCTGAGTCAGCCATCCGTGGTGTTCGATAATGTCTATAAGTTCTTTCACGTTGATGTGAAAGACATAACAGAAGGGGAATAATTGATGGGCGTAACACACATACAGTTTGGTGGAGAACAGGTGTTGACGGGGGCAGACGCATATGAGGCTGATGATATCGCGTGGACACTTGATGACAACAACGTAGGGCATATATACGAATCCGAAGAAGAAGGCACCAAGATTAAATACCAGGCGATTGCTCATTTTGAAGATGGCGAGTATGGATTGATCCTGAGTAACTACGAAGAAGTAAGCACCACTTCATCCAACGGCTCAGTGGCCTGGACCAGGATGGAGCATGTCTACTATGTCTCTGACCACAAAGTCATCATCAAAGATGGTCAAGTTGATGTTGATTCAGTCAAGGAAGCGACCGCTGAACTGCTAAATAAATGTGGATACTGGGGCGTGTTTATTGAGGCGCTTTACGAAGTGGACTTTGACATCGGGATGTTTGATAGAAAGCAGTTCATTCATCTTGCTCTTGGGAGTTAACCCATGGATCAAGCAAAGTTTGATATGGAAGTTGAATACAAGATCGATGGCAAGGTTGAAGTAGCCAGGATAGAAAACATTCCTTTTGCTGACATTCAAAAGCACATACCTGCTTCTGCCCAGGTGGTAGGAGCAATTGCAAAGAAGGTTGATAGAGATGAGTGATCAACAGAAGGTTAAGTCAGACGGAAGCACTGCTTCGTACTACGAGCTTCCTGGGTACGCCAAGGAATTACAGCACTTGATATCACACAAGGATATGAATGCGCAGATTGGTGAAATATTCAGGGCATGTTATAGATATGGTCAAGCATCTCACAGTGATCAGCTGCGTGATGCGAAGAAGATATTGTTTTATGCAATAGCTGAAGTTGAACGACTGGAGAGAAAGTAATGATGGAGATTGAATTTAAAAGTGAAGACCATGTGCAGGCATTGAACTCACTTAGAGATCTATTTCAAAGCGCAATGAATGATGGAGCTGACCCTGATATTTTCATGGAAGCTTGCTTGTCCTATGCACTGGCTTACCACCTACAGTTTTCTGATAGGGAGTCGCTGGATCGATTTATTGAAAACGCTAAACAGAATATGTTCTCTCCCAAAAACGGAGAAGAAATCATATGTCACTAGAGAGATCATTACATTTACACCGAAGGAAGCGCGCAGTAAACAAGATACTTGGCAAGAACGATCTAAAGGAATGGCCAAGAGAATACTGGAGCAAAACTTCTGAAAGTCTTCACAGGAATTATAGGTTAAATGAAGTTAAGGTATTATCAACAAGAAGCCATTGATGCAACGCTTAAGTGGCTGGACACACAATCAACGCATCCACTGATTGTATTGCCTACCGGCAGCGGTAAGACCGTTGTCTTTGCAACAATCATTAAGCAGCTGTTTGAAACAAATCCTAATTGCAGGATTCTTATCCTTGCTCATAGGCAGGAGTTAATCAGCCAGGCTAGGGATAAGTTATTGTCTGTCTGGCCTTGTGCGCCATGCGGCATACTAGCTGCTGGGTTAAAAGAATTTGATATTGAATCTCATGTGGTTATCGCAAGCAGGGATACACTGGCAACACCCAAGAGACTGGAAGATGCAGGTGAGTTTGACTACATCATTGTCGATGAGGCTCACCATGTTGGGCTTGAGAAAGCCAGCCGGTATCAAAAGATATTTAATAAGTTTCAAACAAGTCAATACTTGCAACCTAAGATATTTGGAGTGACCGCTACCCCATACCGCATGGGCCAGGGCTTTATCTATGGCCTTGAAGAAGAGTTCTTTGGCGGTGTGTCATACCAGATAGGAATACCCCAGCTGATTAAAGACGGCTTTTTGTGTCGCCTCTCAGCCTTCAAGGTAAGTGATGATGCAGTCATTGATGCATCCAATGCCAGGGTTAAGTTCAAGGGTGGTGACTACCGAGAGTCGGATCTTGAGAAGCTCGCCATGGAAAACCAAACCATGCTGGCGGTGATCGCTGACTGGATTGATAAGGCGTACAGCAAAGGTCGCTTAAGCACTGTGTTCTTTTGTGTCACGGTCGCTCACGCCAACAAGATGTGCATGCTGTTACAGAATGCAGGAGTTGAAGCCGCTGTTATCACCGCTGATACACCAGGCAAAGAGCGCGCTGAGATACTGGAGAAGTTTGAGAACGGTGTGATCAACGCGCTATGTAATGTAGCCGTACTCACTGAAGGGTGGGACGCGCCCAGGACCGATTGCATTGCGCTTCTCAGACCAACGAAATCTCTGGGCCTTTATGTCCAGATCTGCGGTCGAGGTATGCGCACATGGGGTGACAAGAAAGATTGCTTGCTCCTTGATTACGGAGAGAACATTGATCGCCATGGGTGTATCGATAAGGCTGCGCCCTCGACAAAGCCAGATGATGATGAGCCAAAGATATGGGTATGTGATGCAATGACACCATCAGGGAACCCGTGTCTGTTCGTTAACGACTGGATCGATAAGAAGTGTATTGAGTGTGGTGCAGACAAGCCTAAAATGGGATACGCCCCTCCAAGAAGCGAACCAGAGGTTGCGACCAGTCGTACCGCTGCTCAAGGCAGTGTGCTTTCAGATGAGATGGGTGGAAGCTTTAAAGAGGTAGAGAAGATTAAAGAGGTTGAGTTCACCAGGGCTGCAAGGAAGAAGTCCAAGAGTGGTAACGAGTATCTCAATGTAGAGTTTAAGCTGGTTGATGAATACTGGCCGCAATCGATGCCATTCATGATAGGCATGAACGGACCTGCTGGGATCATGGCCAAGAAGAAATGGAAAGCATGCGCAGTTAATGGGACTCCGGTTCCTTATACAATTTCACAGGGGGAAGAGCTCGTTAATGAACACGGGGTCTTTAATCACATACAAAGAATTACTTTAAGAAAAGAAGGAAGGTATTGGAATGTTGTCAGCGTCTATTATTGAAAAGGTTGATGAGTGGATTGCCTCTAACAACGAGGGGCATAGGGGCCATCTTGGCTTCAGTGTTATCGGGGACGATGATGAACATAAGCAGTGGATGAGCTTCCGCTGGTGTTTGCCCAGCGACTTTGATGGCCGCATGTTAAGGCTGTTTGACCTGGGCAATCGCATCGAGGATCAGGTGGTTGAGAACATCAGGGATAGTAAAGAAGTAACTGGTGTTTCAATTGCATCCCATGGCAAGGACGGTAACCAGATCAGGGCATCTACCCTGGGAGGACACTTCGCAGGATCATGTGATGGATGGCTGCGCGGAGTACTGCCTGAACCAGATGAGGATGAAGTTGTACTGCTCGAAGTCAAGAGCGCAAACGACAAGCGTTGGAATGAACTGGAAAAGCTGGGTGACTACGAGCTCTGGAGTGAGACTTACCGATGGCAGATCCATGGATACATGGGTGTATTTGGTCTGACCAAATGCATGGTGATTGTAGTCAATAAGAATAACAGCAAGATCTACTCACAAATTATAGACTATAACCCAGATATCTGGGAGAAGGCCCAGGAACGCGCTGA